GTTCTCGTCTTGGTCAAACTTCCAATGCTGGAACGGTGGGAAGTTAACTTTGTCGTGGCGATCCGCTTCGGTCTTTGGGTTCTTTTTTCTGGTGTTATTCAACGGGATGTGATCGAAACACATGATTCTGAATACCAAGTTGGTCTTAGCTATCTTCTTGTAATCGATTTCACAATCCGACAACTTAGTACGTTCGGTACTTGCTGCCCTTCTGCGTTCGTATTCCTCCAGGGTTAGACGCTTTGCTTGGTTTCGCTTTGCGGCGGCAACTGTTCTGATATTGATCTCGGATAAGTCATTCAAGATCAAATCATAGCGATGGAACTCAGGCTGCGTGTAAGAACTGAAAGTATTTTTTGATTTGTGGATTTCATCGAGAATGTCTCGATTGTTAAGGTAATTTACTCTAGGGGTACTTGGTGTTGACATAAAAAATTCTCCATTGGTTATACATATAATATGGGGGCAAAATTTATTTTTGAAAGTAAAAAAGTGAGTTTTTTCAAAGAATAAATAGTATATAAGGAGAAAAATATATGGCCGATAATCCGATAATCAAAGACCTATCAAATCAAGCTGGAAACTTCGTGGAAGGTGCCGTTAATAACACACTAGGTAGTGTTGGGAAAGCATTAAACTCGATAACAAGTCCAACAGAATTAATTTCTGCGATTAGAAAAGCAACATTGCCGTTAGGCGGTAATGTGTTTACTTCTACGCTTGTTGAGTTTCTTGGACCGGAAAACGATGATGATTGGAGAGTCAGGTTATCTATCCCGTACAATTTCTTCATGAGTAGTGCAGTATTGGCACCATTGGTTGATGCTGGTGGTTTTATATTCCCATACGTGCCGACCATTACCATTTCAGGATCGGCAAATTATGATCCACAATCATTGACGCATCAGAATTTTCAAGCAGTTTCTTACCAAAGTAGTAATCCTGGAACTATCTCTATCACTGGAGACTTCCATGTTGAAGATGCTACTCAAGCACAGTACTGGATTGCTGCAGTTCATTTCTTAAGATCGGTCACTAAAATGTACACCGGAGACACTAGTCAACATGGTAGTCCACCACCGGTGTTGTCACTGAATGGGTATGGGGATTTTGTATTCAAACGAATTCCGGTAGTAGTTTCTAGTTTTAACATAACCATGGATAATAACTGTGATTACATATCAACTAGTCCAGACCGAGGATTGAATGTCGGTAATGTATCAAGTGCCAGTGCATTTTTACTAGGTGGTGGAATTGGTAGCAATCTTGGGTCCGATTTATTGACATCTGGTATCAATTCTTTTATCGGTGGTGGAGAATCCCATGTCCCAACAAAAAGTACCATAACCGTTGATCTAATCCCAACATACAGCCGGGAAGCAATGAGACAATTCAGTTTGCAAACGTTTGTTAATGGTGGATACGTTCGTGGAGGATTCATTTAATGGCACAATATAATAACTCTAGTCCATGGGCAAAAACTCCAATAAATCAAAATTACTTGGACGTATTTAGAATTCGTCCAGTTAGTGCAGAATCAGATGATGCACTATATACTATCCAGACACAATATACTTACAGACCAGATTTGTTGGCGTTCGATATGTATGGCACGGATAAGTTATGGTGGGTATTTACCCAGCGCAATATGGACGTTATATCAGATCCCATCTATGATTTCGTAGCCGGTAAAACTATATACCTTCCAAAGAAAGAAAGTTTATTTAAAGTATTGGGATTATAATGTCTATTTTAGACCAAGCCACCACTGAAGTTAAAAGTTTAGTAAGAAAGGTAGAATCTGATGTCAAGCTGGCAACCGCTGATATTCCTACTAGCCTTGATGGTATTGTATCGGCTGCAAAAAATGGATTGACTAATATTGGTAATGAGATGGGTGCCCTATCTAATCGAATAAAGAATATTGTTGATTTAGATAATATTGCCGATAGTATAGAGAAAGCATTAGACTTTGAATCAATCACTGGTGAACCACCATTTGCGAACGTATTACATAATTATGCGTCATATAATTATGTTTTCACATTAAGTTCCATGAATGATACTATGGTTAACTTCCCAAATGAAACCTATAAACAAGGTAAACTTGGACCAATTATTTTAAAAAGTGGTAACGGATCACCCAACGATAGAATTTATATCGAGGGGTATGGTGCATTTGATTTTTATATTGATGATGTAGTTATCGATACTATCATGGGTTTTAATAAACAGGTAGGTAATACTTCGGCAACAACTATAAAATTCAAGGTATATGAAACATACAGCATGGGTTTATTCTTTGATGCGTTGCAACAAGCAGCTATCCAAGCTGGGTTTAAAAATTATTTATTGGCCCCGTACTTATTGACATTACAATTCATGGGACACGTAAGCCCAACTGATTTGGGAGTTTCCGGGGATTCTCTAAGCCCAATTGAAAAAACCAACAGACATATTCCGATGACCATAAACACGATTGATATGAGCGTTAGTGGTAGTGGTTCGGTGTATGAAGTCGAGGCGTTGGTTATGAACGAACGTGCGTTATCGAATACGTATAACCAATTAAAGAATAACATATCTATATCTGGGAAGACCGTTCACGAAATATTACAGTCTGGAACAAAAAGTTTGCAAACCGTATTGAATGATAGGTTGTTACAAGAAGCAAAGAATAATGGAAAGCAACCAGATCAAATTTTGATATTGTTCCCAAATGACCCATCATCTGGCACTCCATCGAAACAAATTAAAGAAGTTAACGAAAGTAAAGATTCTGGAGCAACGGTAAACCCATCATCATCCAGTGCTGATATAAACGTTTCTATCACTGACAAGTTGCGCGTGGCGTTTAAAGAGAATGGCCAGGGCATGAAGACGTTGATACAAGAAACAAAAGATGTCAGTCCATTAGGAAAGGTCAGTATGGCGTTTGATTCTCTTAGGAAAGGTGAATCCCCATTCCCCGCCGACGTTGCCGTTTACGATGACAAGAAACATATATTTGTTCGTGGTAATATGGAAATGGACCCGAATACCAGTGACATGAGATTTGGTGCGGGGACTAGTATCGTTGACGTTATAAACCAAGTAATGATTATGAGCGACTATGGTCGTCAGCAATTAAAGAAAGAACAGGTTAGCAAGTCTGGTAAAATCAAATGGTTTAGAGTATTACCACAAGTATATATTGTACCAACGGATGATAACTACGATGTTACCGGGGCTCCACCACAATTGATCGTTTATAATGTGATACCTTATGGCACCTCTATTGCAAAAACTTTGCCACCTGGAAAAGCAAGTAAACCAGAGCACGTAGAAGAAGCAAAGAAACAAGTTGTCCGTGAATATGATTACATTTATACCGGAAAGAATTTGGATATCATTGACTTCGAATTGAAATTTAATGCTGGATTTTATCAAGCGATGGATGCAAACGCAGCTATTAATAGTGGTGATGCACAGCGTGTAGAAAAAGCAAGTGACTCGTCGATAAAACCACAGAAAGAAGAAACAAAACAAGTTGGGTTATCTGATGCATTGCATGATAAAGCTGAATTACCAAAGATAGCATCAAGCGAAAGTATTATGCCAACTAAAACCGACCAGAAGAAAACTGCCGGGGATAATAGCGGTGGTGGTGGTTTAAATACTGCAGATACTTTAATGGCGAAGAGAGCGCACGAGATTATTTTAAATAACCCAGTTGATATGATAACTCCGACCTTGACAATATTGGGTGACCCATATTATCTAGGTGATAGTGGTTTCGGTAATTTCGTAAGCAAGCAGCTGAAGGGAATAGAATCCATGAACGCCGATCATAGTATTGATTATATCAATAACGAAGTTCATATACTGGTTAACTTCAGAACCCCAATTGATATTGATATGTCAACTGGAACTTATGATTTTGGTACTCCAACACGAGTTGTAGATAAATTTAGTGGTCTATATCAAGTAACAACATGTGCTAATAACTTTTCCAAGGGAAAGTTTACACAACAGATAGAATTAATGAGAATAAACGGTCAAAACGCAACTACTGAGCAGAAATAATGGCACAAGAAACTAGAACCCCCGCTAACGTCAAAGCACCCGGCACAGGCCCGTATTTGGCAAAGATTGTAAGTCACTTGGACCCAGCATTCATGGGAACATTAGAAGTACAATTGCTCCAAGATATCGGTGATGACATTGACAAAGAAGGACAAGTACTTCAAGTAAAATACTTGTCGCCGTTCTATGGTGTGACCAATGTTGAATTCAATGGCGTTGACCCAAACAACTACAATAACACTCAAAAAAGTTATGGCATGTGGATGATCCCACCTGATGTTGGATCGATTGTTATGGTTATCTTCGTCGAAGGTGACGCACGTCGAGCGTATTGGATTGGTTGCGTACCCGACGAGAAGATGAACTTTATGCTTCCTGGGTATGCTGCTACAAAATATTTGGAAGAGTCCACGAAGGATGGGGCACTGAAATCTTCCGAGAGATTGCCGGTTGCCGAGTACAACAAACGTGCTGAATCGAAAGGTGCTGGTATTGATCCGAACCAATATAAAAAACCAGTTCACCCATTCCAATTGGTGTTGAAGCAACAAGGGCTGGCACTTGATGACATTCGTGGTATAACAACCAGTTCAGCGAGGCGCGAAGTCCCATCAATGGTGTTTGGTATATCAACTCCGGGACCAATTGACAAGAGCTCCGGGGCACAAAAAGGTTCGTTTGGTAAAGCGGAACACAAAATTTCAAATGCATTCGTTAGTAGATTAGGTGGTTCATCATTCGTGATGGACGACGGTGATGATAAATTCTTAAGAAAAGGTCCAGCTAGTACCACGGCACCAGATTATGCATCAGTCGAACAGGGCGAGACTGGTGGCAATGTTGCTATCCCTCATAATGAATTGGTCCGAATCAGAACGAGAACCGGACATCAAATATTGATGCATAACTCCGAAGATTTGATTTACATTGGTAATGCAAGAGGAACAACATGGATTGAACTAACCAGCAACGGAAAGATCGATATCTATGCCCATGATAGTATTAGCATTCATACCGAAAATGATTTGAATATTACTGCGGATCGTGACATTAATATGAAAGCAGGTGGTGGAATTAACATGACCTCTGGTTCAAATGTCAACATTACTGCGGCTGCTAACAGCAATATCAAAGCTGGTGGCACCCACAAAGAAACTGCTGGTCAAATTCATATGAACGGCGCGGCGGCAGAGGCAGCAAAAATACCAACTCGTGTTCCACAACATGAGCCATGGGACGGCCATGAGAATCTCGACCCAACCAAGTTTACAAAAGATAAAACAATTGCGGTGGCACAAGTCAAGAAGGAAACTCCACCGAGTATGTTCAAGAAATATACAACTAAGTTAGATACCTTTGAGAGATCAAAAGGATCAAGTAAGGAAAAATAATGTCAGCAAATCCAAGATTATATGATAAAACAGTTTTGAAGGGAAAGCAAACCAGACAAAACGTTCCTGGCACCAAAACATATCGTGGTTTCAGTACAATTTCACCTGATTCAACCAACTTTGCGTTGTATGATTTGGCCTTGATCAAACAAGATATTCTAAATCATTTCCATATCAGGCAAGGCGAGAGGTTAGGGAACCCAACATTTGGAACAATTATCTGGGACATTTTGTTTGAACCGATGACCGATCAAGTTAAACAATTGATTACAAAGGATGTTGAGCAAATTATTAACTATGATCCACGTGTTGTGGCCAATAAGGTAGTGATTTCTCAGTACGAATATGGATTACAAATCGAATGTCAGTTGACATACTTGCCATATAATATCTCCGAAAACTTGCAACTAACCTTCGATCAGAACAACGGACTATTGTCAAAATAATAAAAAAGCACTATTTTCCACATAGATAAATAC